CCGATCTGCACCTTCGGATAATCCTCGTATTTGTGCATCACGAAATACTGTGTGAATCTCCCCACACGTCCGGAATGACGTTTAAACACAGAATAGAATTCCTGTCGGAATGCTCTGCATACATACTTGCCAACGTCTCGCAACGCGGCTCTGCAAAGCTCCTTGAGCGTGTAATCGTACCAATCAACGCTTGATACAAACTTCACGCCATCCTTATCAAACTTCACAACTGATTTCGGTACGCTCATTGTCTCACTCCGCCATGCAACGTGATTTCAAGCTCGTTGCTTCCAAGCGTTCTGTATGTCCGAAGCACTTGGTATCTGATCGCGCCCATATGGTCCGGGACAATCACTTCGTCCTGATCGGCGTAATCGTAATAATCAGCCAGGACTATTTTCAGCTCTGGTCTCGCCCCGGCTGTCTGTGCATCGTAGAACTCACGCTGCCCGATGCTCATGACATTACAGAAGACCTGTGTTTGCGTTTCCTCTATTTTGGGATCGCCATAGTCATCCTTGCCGTTCTCTATTTTGTTTATCAGGAATGCAACATCGTTATACATTACTGTTTACCTTGTACCCGCTTGACTTCCGAAGCTCATCCTTCCACTGATTCCACATAGCTTCATAGCCTTCCGCCATCTTGTCGTTTGATGACTCGATCCATAAGCAATAAGCCATAATCGCCTTGTCAATCAGCGGAGAATCGGACTCAACGACCGCCGGATCAACGCCCACGCGAATCAGTTCAGCCTGTGCCGCTGTAATATCATCTGAAATCTGCGGATCCAAGCCTGTGTGATTTATTCTCAACCTATTTCTGACCGCATTTACATCAACCATTTTCGTTCTGCTCCTTCTCGCTCATTCGTGAGCCTTCTCGCGGATATGTGTAATAAACAAACGGGATATCCGTCATTCTATGTGACGGCTTCTTCTCAAGTGCCTCTTGGACAAACACGATATCCTCATCCCGTGAAGTGTCTGGGAACCGAAGCGTGTATTTGTCAATGAATGACTTCCGCCACACTCTGCTCCATACATTCGGGTATAAGTGACCGTTGTTGCCAAGAGTGCTTGTATATCCATACTTCCCGAATATGAACGCAAATGATAACACGTCCACGGGGAAGCGCAAAAATTGATTCAGCACGGCAAAGCACTCTGAATGCAAATACCAATCATCACTGTCCAAGAACAGGATATATTCTCCCGTTGCCTTCTCTATTCCGGCATTACGCGCCGCACCTGATGAGCCATATGCTTCAACATAAGGCACGACCCCGCGCTCTTCGACAGCTTCAATGGTTTCAAGATCTTCCGTTTCGCACATCACAAGCAATTCATAATCTGCGAAGGACTGCTCTTGTACACTCTTTATAGCTTTACCGATAAACTCCTCAGAATGGTAACAAGGTATAATCACTGAGAATTTACGCATCTTTCAACCTTTGCAGTGCCTTCCATGAGTCGCGATCTGCAATAAGCTTTCCAATGTGGCCAACAAACACACGCGGATCGGCATAAATCTTGTAACCCATGCTTCGCGCTTTGTAACAAAACGAAAGATCCTCACCCAGCGTTCTGTGATTGCTCCGGACCGGGAAGAACGGCTGTCCTGTCACTGTCAGAATATGTTTCAGGGCTTCCACCTTCATCAGGCACGTGGCCATTCCGCAAGCTTCAACCTCAAACACCTCATCTTCAGGATAATCGAGATACTTTTCAATCTGATCCTCGTACAGAGACATCCCTAACCGCAAACTCTTATAGATGCACGGCTCATAAGGATCGCGCCGCATAAAGCACACAGCCGAGACAATATCTTTATCATCAGCAAGCAAATCAATGAGAATGTCGGAATTGAACACCATATCGGCATCCACCCAGAACACATAATCGTATTTCTCATCAATCGCCTTCTGTGCCATTGCATACCGGAGATCGTGGATGATCGTACCGACAATAATCTCGACCGTCACATCTATGTCCGGATTGAGCCTTGAGTCTCTTTCAAGTTTCATCAAGCATTTCACGGTGTTTACGTCTATTTGTTCCCGTGAAGGAACCGCTACCATTATTCTTTTCATGTTCCCTCGTTTCTCCCCCGTTATATGACAAGCGCCCGCAACCACGAGGGAGAGTCACGAGCGCCGCCAAGCGTTAATTATGCATTAGCAAGCCATACAATGGCATCGTCCTTTGCAAGCTTCGAATCGAACAGAGCTGTACCTCTGAAATCGATGCTGTTGTTCAGGAAACCTGACTCTGTAGAACGATCAACCGTAACAGGCTGTGACAGGTTGCCAACAACATCTGTCCACTTGCCAAGGTAAACCTGCTTCTTGTCGGAAGGTACATAATCATCGACAATTACAGGATAACCGATAAGAGTCTTCTCGACAGGGTCGAATATAGGACGCTTGTTCGCATCAACAATACCCTTGATGTCGTTATAAAGAACCTTCTTCGATACAAGGATCTTGGCTTCTGCGTCATATGCTGCCGGAAGAAGAGCTGCAAGATTGATAATATCCTGATAGCCATATCCTGCCGTAGCAGTCTGCGTGATCTTGTTTGTAGTTGCAGTAGATACAAGTTTGGTAATACCGTTTGTGGTGTCGTTGATAATATAATCATCGATTGCACGAGCGATATCTCCGGCCAGCATCTCAACAAGCCAATTCTCGAAAGCGTTAATGCTCATTGTCTCGGCCGCCTTTGAAATTCTGATCACTTTCATGAATTCTTTACCGCCAAGCTCTACAGATACGACCGTATCCCCTGCAGGAGCAACTGCTGTATTCTCAACATGAGTTGTAGCAGGATTCCTTGTGCCTTCTGCCATAAACTTGATGTTCCCGGCAACCTGAAGGAGTGTGATCTCTGAAAGCATCGGAGCGAGCTTCTTCATCTTCTCGAAAAACTTATTGCTGACGCTTTCAGGAACTGCATTTGCAGCGTCTGTGGTTGCATAAGCTCTCTCTTCCGCATCTGTGAGCTTCTTACCCTGAAGGGTTTTCGCCCATGCGCTTCTGTATTCTTCTGAATCAATACCGTATGTCTTTTCCATTTCCTTTACCTCTGATCTTTCTACTATTTTCTCCGGCTGTATTTCCTCTTTTGCGAGTGCTGCAGCCTGTGCTTTGCGCTGTTCTGCTTCTTCAAGCTCTGCCTTGCGCTCAAGCAGTGCCTTCTTCTCTTCTGTGGCCTTTTCAACGTCTTCAACTTCAGCCATCTCTCTGACTTCTGTCTCAAGGGCCTCGAGACGCTCATTGACTTCCTGAAGATTCATTTCCTTAATATCCATTTTTTTCTCCTCACTTCGTAACTGTCTCGAAAGCAAATCTTGCCTTCGCCAATGCAAGCTGTTTTTCGCGCTCAAGTCGCTCCGCTTGTTCCGCTTCGATCACTCCGTCAAAGTAGGATCGCGCTGATACAGTCGCAATGTCTGTTCCGGGATTGGCGGGAATACTGACGGCCGATACATCGTAAACCTTGCCAATCCTGTGTATAGTCCTTGTGTGTGTCTTTTTGTCGTATTCGTCATCCTCTACCGTGAACGCGAATGACATCTGATCCACAAGACCACTGTTTATAGCTTCAAACAATTCGCGGCTCTGTGCTGTGCTGGATAAATCAGCCTCTGCAAGAAGTCCGTGATTGTCTGTGCTCAATTTAAGAGTGCCGTTCTTCTGCCTGGCATATACCATTCCTTCATGGTTATAAAGGAATATAACGTCTGACATATCAGCCTCATCAAAAGCTGTCGCGTCTATCTGCTCGAAATAATCGACACCATCGGAAGAAAAAAGGACATACGGCTCAAATGTGCTCGCATATCCTCTTACCTTGTAATCGTTTTCTTTTGATTCGCCGCTCGCTGACCGCTGTATGGTCATGTTGCGGTATTCTCTGTCTTTACTTATCATCTTCGCTCTCCTTATTGTTTTCTTGGTCATCAACCGGAGCCGCATCCAATCTCATAATCGGATCATCTCCCCACTCGACCGGAGCCATATTGCAAGCGGCTCTCCACTCATTTATTGTCATGCCGCCATACAGCACCACTTCCTTGTACACAGATATCTTTTTGCCAAGCGAAGCAAATTGCAGCTTGCTTGCCTCAAATACGATGTAATTCTGTTCATATGCCAGTGCCTTACCCTGATAAACCTTGCTTGTAAGTTCTGTTGATAACTGCACAAGGAATGGTTCTATCTTCAACTCATAGAACGCTTCAATCTCATCCGAAGTCATATCTGACATGACAATTTTGTCGTTCACACCAAAATATCTGTATATGTTCTCCCGGATCTCCTTCAACTGCTCATAGGAAGCCGTTAACGGATTCATGTTTATCGGCGTGAATTCCTGTGATGCATCAAGGGATGCTATGCCACCTTCATTCTCAAGATTCATATAATCCTTAACAAACTGATCCTTTTGCTCTTTGATATCTTCCGGAGCCAGCATTGCTTTCATGGATTTCAGAATCCCGCGTAAGTTCGCCGTGGATCGTATAGCGTTCGCCATACCTTCGTTTGCCGTTGTAAGCAACTGCAGCATATTAACAATCGCCTGATTATCATCCCCGGCTATATCCGATTTGTTGTAATCTTTTCTGATCACTGCCAAATCATCCCAAGGAAGAACCATCGAAGGGATGGAAGGATTCGCAAACTGAAACCGGATAAACAGCCCGTTCATGTACTCAAGCGCTTCAAAATATGTAAAAGGAACAGGATAAAAGCCTTTAACTTTGAGCCGATCATCGCGCTCGATATATATAAAACAAGTATTATTCAGTTCCGTAAGCGTCCTGATCTTCGACAAAAACGCTTTTCCGGACATATACACATTCGGACGATTATTCAGAATCTGCTCAATCTGCTTATCCGGACATACGGCAGAAGCTTTGCTTGTGAAATCCGCTAACGGTCTGATACAAGACCTCACAACGCTATTGTTGTAAATATCTCCACTGAATACTGAAAAAAGTGCTGTATACTTTCCGAACTCCTGCCATCTCTGAACGCTTGATTTCCTTAATGGCTTGAAAAAATCCATGAATCCCATGATTTACCTCACGTATGGCATATACTCATCAAAATGTCTTACATAGCCAACCCACGCATTCAGTAGGCTGACCATTCCGTCAATTCTGCGATTCTGTTGAATCTTGACGGGTTGTATCGTTTCAATTCCGTCTTTGTTAAGTGATTTCTGCGCCGTATTCGACAGACACCACCGCAAAATCGGATTGTTGTTATAATTCACAAGATGATCCGTAAACGCTGCGCCCATTTCCTTCATAGGCTGTGACCATGTGAATGGCCCTTGGGCAATCTTTTCCATGTCGAAGCCATAGCCTTCCATTTCCGGCACCCAATACCCGGACAAGGCTCGGTCATAGCACACCCAGAGCGGACGGATGTCGTATTTCTCCACCGCCTCAACGAACCATTCTGTCACTTTCGAATAATCGACTTGTGCGCCTTCGTTGATGGTGAGCCATCCCTGTTCCGACCAAAGCTTATATGGAGCTTCCTTGCTTTTGGTATTTTCAAGCAGATCGATCTTGCCCTGTGGCAGAAAATAATGTTGATATACAAAAATCGTTTCATTGTTTGGCTTTCGTATCAGCAATGTGGCACAAGTAAGATCACCTACAGCAGACAGATCGCATCCACCTATTGCATAAGATTTACTGATATCATCCATTGAATATGTCTCTTCATTCACGATGGATCCGAACGGAAGCCATGACTTACATTCCGCCTGTTTGATATCAAAATCCTTTGTCAACAATGTCGGAAGGTATGATGTATCATTCCGCGCACGTTCAACGTCATCCGCAAGCTGCACATAACTCTTAATAGTGCCGAGACCGGGGTTGGCCTTCGACCACATCTGCGGATCTGACCATTCTTCTTCCTTGTCGAGCTTATATATGATCGGGAGCATTCTGTCATCTTTGACATTGCCCTTCGCCACATCTGCAGCGTAATCATGCAGGCTGTCATACAGACCTTCACGATGGAAGCCTGATGTTGTGATGCATCCGATCAGAGGTTGCCGTCTCGCCTTCATTCCCTGACGCAAAACGTCATACATATTTCTGTCGCGCTGTTCGTGTATCTCATCCAAGGCGGCAAAATGTATGTTCAGACCATCCAAGGACTTGGACTCATTCGGGAGCGGCTTCATGATGGACCGCTTCATCTTGAACGATAAGCCCTCTCTGGTCGACTTAACCAATGCCCGGAGATCCTCGGATTGATCTATGATATTCTTCGCGGCGTTGTATATGATTTTCGCCTGATCGAGCTTAGTTGCAGCGGAATACACCTCGGCCCCGTCTTCACCATCAGCAACAAGCATATAAACGGCAATGCACCCCGACAGGAAACTCTTTCCGTGCTTCCGGGCAACCTCGAAGAAGTATTCCCTGAACCTTCGCAGATTCGTCTCTTTTTCCAACCATCCGAACAATGCCTGAACGAATGCCTTCTGAAATAGTTCAAGCTTCACAAGCTCTCCGGCATGGTCTCCTTGATAATGCCTGCAAAACGTCTCAATAAACGTGATGCAATGTTCTCCGGTCTCCTCAGAAAACCAAAAAGGAAACGAATCATCGTCTTCCCGATCCATTTCCTCTGTCATGCGCTTATATATCGCTTCAATCTCTTCACAGACTACAATCTGCCCGCTTGTGATCTGCGAATAATACTCTTTAACGTAATTCAATCTTTTTGCCTTTTGCAACAAAAGCGGCAAGATTTTCTCCGGCTGTATTTATGCCATCTTGCTTATTATCGGGCAGAAGTGAAAGCAACTGATTCATAACCGTTGAATATTTTGCCATCATTGCAATATAAGACTTCTGTGCCGGATGCTCCTGTGTTACATCGAAGCCATTTCCATTGGTTGATATAATAACGGGGCCTTCTTCATTGATCGTTTCCTGTAATTCTTCAAGTGTTGCAGCCATGAACGCGGCATTTTTTATCAAACTGTCGCACAGACTCCGCTTACTTTCGGGAATCCCATCGAAAATCTTGTCTAATTTCTTTATTTCTTGCTTGATTCTCTTTTCTTTGCCTTCCATTTGCTTTCCCTCGCTTAAACCCCTTCGTAATAGCACTCCCCGTCCGGCTAGAGAAGAG